TTTACGATTGTTGAACATAATATCCAACAGTTGTGAAATTGTTTCGCTATACATACTACCTACTTCTTTAAAATGAACAAGTTTGTGTTTGCTCAAGTTTTTAAGGCATGTAAGTAATGCAAAGAATAGGAATAATTTTTCATTGTAGTGAGTTATAATATTAAATAACCATTCTCAAAATAGAGGATGTCGTCTTTAATGTAAATTGATGAAAGATTTGTTTTAACGTGCATACGCAACATCAGATCAATTGTGTAAACTTGTATTTCGCTTGTCGCAATATCAATTACAAATGCAATTTCACCAGAAATTTCAAATATAACTGCTGGTCCAAGAATTGAGCTTGCTTTTAGATCTTTGTGCTGCAATTTGTTGATAATTTCTTCAACTGTCATAAGATAATTTGTTTAATCACACCAAGACATGCCACAATTAGCACAACCAGTAAGTAACTGGCTTGCAGCTTTTAATTCAGCTTGTTGTAGTGTAATGTGTTTGAATGAATGTTGCAATTGTACATTACAACGTGGACATTTTACGTAAGCAAATAATGGGAGTTTATTCAACTTACAATAAAGTTGTTGATTGTCAAATATTGTAGTTGATTCCATATTATTCAGATATGATATAAATATCACAATTCTTATAAAAAGAACTTGGATATTTACTATGAAAGAAACCAATGAATAATGAATCATTGACAGCTTTGGTAGAAATAGTATCACCAAATTCAATTGGTTCTTCAGGCCAATCTACTTTTAATTTCCAGTATTCACCATATGTACATAACCTACCAACTGTAGTTGCTGGAATATAACCTGACGTATGGTTGGTACAGTTATAACAAACACATTTTTCAGGTATTACTACCAAGTTTGATTCAACTTGTTTATTGTTAATAACTACTAATGTTACTATTCCAATAAATAATGCAGCTATAATAGCAATAAATACTAAAGCTAGTTTATTTGAGTTGATTCTGTTCATGATAGTTTAAGTTTAAATAGTGATTGAATTTGATACTATTGAATACACATCCCGTTTTGGGATATTTTGTTTGAGTTGGATTTGGTTGATTTGGGGGTTTTGGTAATACTAACAACGTATTAACCCGTTATATAACGTAAAACTACGTTATAACTGATTGATTATCAATAAGATCACTATAATACAGGTTTGTCATTGGTTGTTATAGTTATAACAGATTTGACAGTTACCCTTACTCCTACCTAGTTGGAATATTATAATGAAATGGGCTTCGCCCAAGTATAAATGACAGCAGAAGTTAAACCTTTATGTCTACGGTATCTTCTCATTAGGGCATAAGCTAAGGTTCGTGACTCCTTACCATTAGTAGACTTCAGTGTACATAGCATTACTGCTAACCTGCCACCAACTTATGCACTGTCATTTAATTTCATTACAAACACAAGATAAACAACAGCAATAACTTAATATCCGTGATGCTCAATTCTGTGTTCATAATGAATATATTCCTATTATAATCAGGGGCTTAATTCAGCCTTACATTATAAGTATCTCAAAGGAGTGAGATATATCTATAAACTCCCAAAGAACAATGACAACTAACACATGTCTGTTGTTCAATGGGAGTATTTTATCTTAACTAACCCCAATCATTATATTGATCACAATTGGGTTCCAATAGGTAATCATCACAATTACCACCATTATTGTCACAATCCTGTTCTTGTTCAACATCAGGATAAACCCAATCAACACAAATATGATCGGTTAATCCACTAAATGCATCATCTGCATGAGATGGATTACTTTCATAGAACTGAACAATCAAACGAACAAGAAAGTTTTCCAATTCAGTCATTGCTTGAGTGTACTGAAGTTGATTCCACTCGGCTTTAGTAAGATCTGTGTATTTCATGAGATAATATTAGAATGTGAAAAGATAATACCAAGCCCCAACCACTAATGGAAGGAGCCTGGTACTATCTCATGAATTGTTTACCAAGTCAGCTGCTCATACTTGATCTTAGGCAAATAAGCATAAGCACCATACTCTGGATGCTCACCAAACAACAGTGCTGCAAGAGCTACTGCTGGTTTGCCTGCAGCTTTAATGTCATCAATGGTATCCAACACCCGAATGGGTTTAGGATTACCTTCCACTTCAACATAAACACTGACAACTTCTTCACCAGTTGTAGGATTCACACGCTTGCCGAGTTTAAAAGCTTTAGCTTTCATAATAAATTTCTGTTTAGATTTTGAACAATTTGTTTTTGTTTGTGAAAATAAATATGTGGTCAACAGCAATTTTACGGCTACAAAGTCCGATTCGATTGTTCTGTTGACCACCGGGGGTATCAAACATCCCCAAAACTAAGAGGGGGTGGGGTTGGGGGTATACAATCAAGTTACAATCAAATTATACAATCAAACTATTGCCAAAAAAATAAAAAATTAAAATCGTTATTACTATTAAGGTTACTATTACAACTAAAACCTGCGTTACTCCAAAAACCTCATTTTAAGACTCTTAAAGCACTTTTAAAATTTTTTAAAATTTTTCATAAAAAACTTAGTCGGATGTTTTTTTATGCATTATCTTTGCACCAGTTTTGATTAATAAATTCATATTATGAATAAAGTTTGTAATTGTTGTAATGAAGAAAAATCTATAGATAACTTTCATAAACATAAAGATAGTTTATATGGAGTAAGAGGTACCTGTAAAACGTGCATTTCTTTAAGAAAGGATCGAAAGAATAAACAGCTTATTAAGCGATATGGAATTACAATAGAGCAATATAATAAAATATTTGAGCAACAAAATGGACGTTGCGCAATATGTAAAACCCATCAATCAAATCTTTTTACTTCTCTAGCAGTAGATCATTGCCATACAACTAGTAAAGTTAGAGGATTATTATGTTATAATTGTAACTCGGGTTTAGGTAGATTTCAAGATAACATAGAATTATTAATAGAGGCTGTGACTTATTTAAATAAATAAGCAAAAATCGTCAATCTCCTATGAGAGATCATAGATCACCCTTTGGGCCATGTTTAATCAACATCAGGATGAGGGTCAGACCGTGGGTTGTAGGAAGTAATCCCGTAAAGTTTTAAAGACTTTAGGTGGTGATGAAAACAAGATGTCCCCGCGAGAGATGAATATGTTTGTATTATAAAGCAAGTTATTTGAACACTGGAGAGTAGGCTTAAATATTTCTAGAAATAGATTAGAAGCCAATTGCCGGACTTGGTAACCAATAGCTATAATGGCTGGATATAAAAGTTAGTGTTCATGGTTAAAGTCGAAGTTCTTAAGAACAAGATGTACGCACTGGCTTGTGGAAGTTTACAAATAACTAAAAGGAGTTCTAACTCCTAAAACTGATCCAAACCTAAGTGGTTTCTGGGTCAGGGAGGGAGAGGTATATCAATAATATAACTTTATTACAATGTCAATTAAAATGAAAGCTCGTAACTCGGGACCAAGTAAAGGGTCATGGGGAGGTTATGGAAAACATAAGTATAAGATGTCTGTTGATAATAATATAGGTAATGGGTCTGGAAAGAATTATTCTGGGCTGTTAGTCGGAATATTAGTTGTAATAGTATCTTTGTTTATAATTATCTTCTTATGAAGAAAAAGGATAAGAAATTAAAAAAGAAAACTCTATTTGAAAAGATAGAGTTGGAGTATGTTAAATTTAAAAAACGTTGGTTAAAATCTAACACTGATGAAGAAATTAAAAGTAATCAATCTGGACATTCCACTAGAAGAAGATGATATTGTAATCATCCCGGAAAGTTTCTTTAGAAAGATTAAAAAACAACAAGAAAGAGTAAATAGAAAACTTAAGAAAAGAATACAAGAAACGTATGAGAATTAATCCGTTAAATGAGGTTTTAAATAGAGATCCAGATAAGATCTTGGAAGTAAGTAAAGAGGAGTTTTTTACTTACTTTTTTAAGTTGTTGTGGTTAACAGATGATCCACTTCCAGAAAATGAGGTAAAAGTATTAGCTGCAATATCCGCTGGCAAAGATCCTCTTACTACTGGTATATCTAAAAGTAATATACCTACACTACTTAAGAAGCTGACGAAAAAAGATTTCATTATTGATAATGATTTATCAGAAACATTAAAGGCTTATCAAAAAGAATTTGTAGGTAATGTAGAAATTGTTTTAAATTTTAAAATTAAAGAAAATGATATTGGATAGAATAATTGAATTAGAACTTAAGTTCTTATCAGAAAGAAGAGTGCCTACTCGGGTACTGTTGAATGTAGTTAATTACAATTTGCTTATTAAAGAGTTGGAAGAAAATAGACTTTTAGATGCAATTCATAATATGAAAATTGAAATTGTTAATTCTGCACAGTTAATAGTAATTTAAAATGATTAAGCCGTTAGCGTTAGAAGTTGCTAGAGAATTAAATATAAATCCTGAAAAGGCGTATGAAATTTGTAAGTCATTTCATGATGGAATGAGAGAATTGTTGAGAAATCCTGAAGATTGTAAAGCAGGAATTATGATAGAAAACTTTCTATCTATGAAATTAAAGAGTATGAAGCTCGAAAATTCTTTATCTATTCCGCAAGCCAGAGATAAAGAGTTAAGAAAAATAGTAATAAACAATTTAAAAAAGTACGAAAGAAAAAAGTATGAAACCATTAAGAAGAGACAAGCCGAAAGCTAAGAGTACAATGCTTGATTTTATCAAAGAAAATCAAACACAAGATCCACTTGAGAAACAAGTGAAATTAGCACAAAGTAATATTCATTCGTTTAAGTATACAGATGAATACTTTGAGCAAGTTAAGAAGTATAATCAAGATCTAAAAACAAATTTGGATCCTATGTATACTTCAGTAAAACCGCTTCACGAAATCCTAGTCAGATTTTATTTACATGAACCTGAAGTTGTAGGTTCAATTGTAATGCCGTTTAAACAGACTGTTCCTGTTCCTACCAAATCTGGTCATGGGACATATCAAGATATTGAATCTGACTATCCTTTCCGATTGAAAGGTGTAGTAATTGCAGCTCCAGAATCTAATCAGCTTAAAGCTGGAGATGAGGTTATGCTTTCACGTAAAGCAATTCAAATGCATGTTGTTGGTACAGGTGCAGATGCGCAGATTAGATTGGAAACTGGATTTGTACATCCAGATGCAATGTTGCACGACATTCCAACAGATGTTACTAGTCAGCATTATGGGTATGCGCTAGTACAATATCACGAAATTAAAGCCAAACTGTAATGTGGAATAAAATAGTACATGATTTTGGTCAAGTGCCACATTCTACTATTCAAAGAACTACGTTTACCTACACAGGAGTTAAAGAGATTAAAGAAATTGAACCTCTTTGCTCTTGTGTAGGTTTTACTTTTTCTGATAATCAGTTAGACGTAAGCTGGAAGACTAAGGCTAATCCACAAGAATCTTATGATAGTAAGAAAGTTATAATGATTATTTATAAAGATCAGACTATACAAGATTTAACTTTAAAAGCCCACATTACGAAATGAGTTCGTTTGCTAGTATAAATAAAAGTCAGTCTGGTAATTTCTGGGAGTTGAATCCACATATGATTTATGTAGAACCTTTTGCCTCACTTTATCTTTCAGATAAGACTAAAGATAAAGGACAATCTTCTAAAGATATGTGGTGTATTCTCTGGATGACAGACCCAGATGAAGAAGTTAATAAGTATTACAGGATTGTAGATAAGGAGGAAAGGTTAGATATTTGTAAAGCTTATAATGCTACATTTGATATTGAACATCCTCTAATTAAGGAGGCTATGGATAAATATCCGTTTTTATGTTTAAATGCTGATGAGTTAGCTTATAAGTTACAAAAAGATCAGCTGATTGAAATTAGTCAGTTTTTATCTCAACAGACTATTACGTTAGAAACTGTTGGTGAAATTATTAAGTTAAAGGCTCAAATGCCTAAAATCTATCAAGATTTTGAAAAGGTGGATAAGCTATTTCAAAAAAATAAATCTGATTCTGCTAGAGTTTGGGGTAGAAAAAACCAAACCGCTAGAGAGAAAGGAGTCCTAATGCCAGATGTATAATGCGTATACTACTTATAGTTATAATGATATTTGTAAGTTCTATACTTACAGCTCAAGATGATTTTAGTTTAGATTATAATCCTTTTAATTCCGAGATTGTAGATTCTACAGGATACTGGATTGCAGTGGATAGTTATATGGATATACCTAGTGTATTCATGACTTACAACAGTTCTACCCAGAACTATGTTTTTTTAGAAGGATTGGTAATTTATCAAGAGTATTACAATCTAAATTGTGAAGAAGATGTTTATTGGGACATTCTAGAATTTAAAACTAGTCGATATAAATATTTTCCAGAAGTTATTCAAATCCTGGGATTTAGAATCATAACAGATGTTCACTATGTTGAAACTTTAAATTTAGAAAAATGAGAATTAAGATTTATTACAATCTCCCAGGTGATTGGAAAGAATGTTGGTTAGAAACTCAATATGTGGGTACTAGTGATGAGACATTTAGATGTTTTATTTATCCAATAACTTGGTCTCAATTATATAGAACAGATGGACACGTGCAATATTCTTATTGTAATGTTGATGTCAAGACATTTGTAAAAGATAGTGGTGAATGGTTTACTAAAAGTAATTTAAAAAATGAAAGAACTCTTACTCAGATGCAGAAAATTAGCAATGTTTTTAAGCGAATATTCTCTTGGAAATGTAAAGCTTAGAGCAGAACAATTAGTTAAAGATATAGATAAATTCATAGAAGATGAAGAAATCTATAGATAAACTACAGGTGATACCTGCAACTATATATCCTAGTAATGTGTATATTTTTAAAGGATTTAAATATGAAAGCGCAATCATTCATTTAGAAGCTATTGAAGAAGAGTGCATGTTCATGTTTAAAGAAGCTTTTAATCATCCAGGTTATACGGTATTAACTCCAAATGGAAGTGTTGTTGTCTTTATAAAAGATGATACAAACCTTCCAATGTTTATACATGAATTATTTCATGCTGTAGAATTTATTCTACAAAGAGTTGATATTCAGTTAACAAAGGATACTTCTGAAGTATATGCATACTTACTTCAATATATGGTAGAACAAGTTATAACATGATATATGATTTAGAAATACTAAAAAGAGATTTAGTAGTAATACAGGATGTAAATACATTCTTAGTACAAATTCCAAATTATCATCCAGATCATCCAAACTATACTTCTTTATGGAAAAAGTATTTTCAATATTGTATTGAAGGTTTATGGGGATTTGATAATGGTGGTTGGAGATTTATGCCACCGACACTATTCTTTTATGCTAACTTTTTTAAAATCCAGCACACAGAAAAAGGTAAAAAGACTAGAAGTATTGTTAAACCAAGCTTACGTGATTTAGATTGGTTATTACATTATTCTTATTTAGAAGCTCAAGGTTTTTCAGGATTTACATTAGATGAAAAACAATCTTGCGATATCGCTCTTATTAATGAGGATTACTATAAAGAGTTAGAATCGTCAGATAAGAAAGAATTAAGAACCAGGTTTTTACATTTACATAAACCTGATGGTAAAAGAAAACAGTATGTAGATGCGCGAGAGTATATTAAAAAGTTGCACTCTCAAAATTTAGGTAAGCCGCTTTATTATAATCCAGCTAGAAACACATTGTTTTTTGGTTGTAGAGGTGGTGGTAAATCATTTTCTATTTCTGGTATAGGAGCACATACTTTAACTTTCGATGGAGTTAAAGAATATACTAGAGAACAGTTGGAAAACCCAACTATTGCTGCAATTGCAATAGGTGCTGGTATTACTGACAAATCTTCAGATTTAGTTAGTAAAATTGTAGATGGATTAAATTACTTAGGTACAGAGAAAGATTTAGGAGTATATGGATCTCCAGAATCTGATCAGTATGAACCTAATCCTTTTTATAGAAATTGGATTGGAGATGCAAAACCAGGTAATAA